GAAAGGGGTTAATACGGAAATCAGGAATACGCAGAGTCAGCTGAGGGATGTGGAGAAGCTTCTGAAGCTGGATCCGGGGAATACGGAGCTGATTGCGCAGAAGCACAGGCTGTTGGCACAGGCGGTTTCTGAGACAAGGGAGAAGCTGGAGACTTTGAAGACTGCACAGCAGCAGGCGGATGAGGCACTGCGGAACGGGACGATTTCCCAGGACCAGTATGATGCACTGCAGAGGGAGATCATTGAGACGGAGCAGAGACTGAGGAGCCTGGAAGAGCAGGCGAACCAGTCTGCGACTGCATTGCAGAAAATCGGAGCGACCGGTGAGAAGCTGCAGACGGTTGGAAACAAGATTTCTTCTGTTGGGCAGAAGCTGCTTCCGGTGACGGGAGTGGTGACAGGGCTTGGAACGGCGGCGGTGAAAACTGCCGCTGATTTTGATTCTGCGATGAGTAAGGTGGCGGCTGTGTCCGGGGCAACGGGATCTGATTTTGACAGCCTCCGGGATAAGGCCAGGGAGATGGGTGCCAAAACGAAGTTCTCTGCGACTGAGGCAGCGGATGCCATGAATTACATGGCGATGGCCGGATGGAAGACGGAGGATATGCTGTCAGGTATTGAAGGCGTTATGTATCTGGCTGCGGCATCCGGGGAAGACCTTGCAACGACTTCTGATATTGTGACGGATGCGCTGACGGCTTTTGGGCTGACTGCAGCGGATTCGGGACATTTTGCAGATGTGCTGGCAGCTGCTTCCAGTAATGCCAATACCAATGTGTCCATGATGGGCGAAACGTTCAAGTATTGTGCGCCGGTTGCGGGGGCGTTGGGATTCTCGGTTGAGGATACGGCAGAAGCGATCGGGCTGATGGGGAATGCGGGTATCAAGGCTTCCCAGGCTGGTACTTCTATGCGTTCCATCATGACCAACCTGACCGGGGATGTGAAGCTGTCTGGTGCGGCGATCGGGGATGTGACCATTGCTACCACGAATGCGGACGGTTCCATGAGGAGCCTGTCTGCAATTCTGGCTGACTGCAGGGGAGCTTTTGCAGGAATGACGGAAGCTGAGAAGGCGAACAATGCGGAGGCTCTGGTTGGAAAGAATGCCATGTCCGGGTTCCTGGCACTGATGAATGCGGCTCCAGAGGATATTGAAAAGGTGTCCGGGGCGGTGAATAACTGCAAGGATGCCGCAAAGAACATGGCGGATACCATGCAGGATAATCTGGAAGGACAGCTGACTATTCTGAAGTCACAGCTTCAGGAACTGGCGATTTCTTTCGGGGATCTGCTGATGCCTGCGGTGCGGAGTATTGTTTCCGGTCTGCAGGGGATGGTGGACGTGCTGAATGCCATGCCGGACGGGGTGAAACGTGTGATAATGATCGTAGCACTTCTGGCTGCGGCTCTGGGTCCTGTGCTGATCATTATAGGCAAGACTCTGTCGGCTATTGGAACGATTATGACATGGGCACCGAAGCTTGCCGGTGCGATCAGCGCAGTGAAGGGTGCTTTTGCGGCGCTGAGTGCCACGATGATGGCAAATCCGATCGCTATTGTGATCGCTGCCATTGCAGCTTTAGTGGCGGCTTTTATTTATCTCTGGAATACCAATGAGGAGTTCCGGCAGTTCTGGATCAGGCTGTGGAATGAGATTAAAGAAGTCGCTGTCCAGGTATGGACGGCGGTTTCGCAGTTTCTGGTTTCCGCATGGAACGGGATCCGGAATACGGCGGTGGCTGTATGGAATGGCATCAGGGATTTCTTTTCCGGTCTGTGGGCTGGGATTAAGACGCTGTTCACAACGGTTGTCACTGCAATTTCTACTTTCCTTGTGGGAGCGTGGAATGGAATCAGGGCAACGGTTATGGCGGTGTGGAATGCAATTTCTGCATTTCTGGGTTCTGTCTGGAATGGGATCAGGTCTGTCATTACGAATGTGGCGAACGGAATCCGGACATTTTTGCAGAGTGCATGGAACGGGATTCGGACAGTCATTACTACGGTGATGAATGCAATTCGGACGGTGATCTCTACGGTCTGGAATGGGATCCGGACAATTATTTCTACCGTGCTGAATGGAATCAGGGGTACTGTCAATTCCGTGTGGAATGGAATCCGAAATACCATTTCTTCTGTGGTGAACGGGATTAAGAATACAGTTTCCGGCGCTTTTAATGCCATGTGGTCTGGAATCTGGAGTACGATTTCCGGAATCTATAATACGATCAGGGACGGTCTTGGAAATGCGGTGAATTACATTACGGGTCTTGCGTCTGCCGGATGGCGGTGGGGCGCGGATATCATCAACGGCATTGTGAATGGTATCCGGAGCTGTATTGGTGCAGTTGCCAATGCAGTGACGGATGTGGCAAATACGATCCGTTCCCATCTGCATTTTTCTGTGCCGGATGAAGGGCCTCTGACGGATTTCGAGAGCTGGATGCCGGACTTTATGAGCGGTCTGGCTGAGGGGATGGAGAAGAGCAGGGGGTTGGTGAAGGCAGCTGTGAACAGTGTGGCTGCGGATATGGTGGTTTCGCCGCAGATGGCTGTGGCAGACAGCGGTGTGATGACCGGTACGGGAACGCTCAGCAGTGCGGATCTGACAGCCGGTATTGTGGCGGTGCTGAAGGATGTGCTGGGTGATCAGAAGGGACAGCAGGGGGATCTGGTGATTCCTGTTTATCTGGGAAACCAGCTGCTGGATGAGGTGATCGTGACGGCACAGCAGAGAATGAGTCTGAGGAGCGGAGGTAGATAGGATGGCTTTTTTTCAGTATCTTGTGTTTGACGGGGAGAACCTGCCGCTTCCGGATTCTTATGAGGTGGAGCTGGAGGATGTGGAAGCGGATTCCGGCGGTGAGACAGAGGCAGGGACGACACAGAGGGATGTGGTGCGGCATGGGGTTGTGCGGATCCCGGTGTCGTTTTCTGTTACGGCGAAGTGGCTTAAGAAGCTGGCAGGGTATGCGAAGAAGGATAAGATCAGTGTGCAGTATTTTGATGTGGAGACAGCGGAGCTGAAAATGGCGGAGATGTATGTGACTGGGTATAAGGCGAAGCTGAGGAAAGATACCAGTTATAAGGGGCTGTGGACGGTGAGTTTTACGTTGAAGGAGATGTAGCGAGATGGTATAATGGGAGAATCAAATCGGAATTGACCGAGCAGAGCGAGGGATACTTCTTGAATGTAAGTTCAAGAAGGGGTAACTGTTAGATAACTTTGAAGTTGTATAATAAAAATACTTGTCAAAGAACCTTTACCCCTCTATTTATTCATTGTAAAAGGTTAATTGCTTTACTTTGAACATTATTCTCTTGCATAATAGTGTTCAAAGGAGAAGAACGATAGGAATTAGAAAAAGGAGCGATACTATGAATATAGGAAATCAAATATCGAATATTCGTAAAGAACAGCAATTAACACAAGAGGAATTTGGCTGATTATTTCACGTTACACGGCAAACAGTTTCAAATTGGGAAAACGAAAAAAGTTATCCTGATTTACAAATACTTGTAGACATGAGCAATCAGTTTGAAATCTCTCTTGATACATTATTAAAGGAGAATTCCAAAATGGTAAAAGCAATAGATAAAGAAAGAGTATTAGGTACAATCAAACACGAAAAATCAATCATAGACTTTTTTACGGGTGCAGGTACTGGTATTGTTGCATCTTGTTTATTTTCTCCAGATTCAACAATACGAACAGTAGCAATCATAGTTGGACTTGTAATGATAGGAATTGGTTGGTATAAAAAAGCAAAGTGTGATAAAAAGGTATTCAAGTATATGGAAGAACACGAAGAGGTTTGATTTTAGATAGTGACAAATCCCAGTTTGATGAAATAAAGAAATTATTGGAGAGGGAAAATATGGTTGGAAGAATTTATCACGTTGGATTAACCGTTTCTGATTTGGATCGCTCGATTGCTTTCTACAGAGATATTCTTGGGCTTGAATTTCAGGGCGAAATCCTTATGGAAGGCGAAGAGACCGATAAAATGTTCCGTAAGGAAAATTGTAAAGCAAGGGTTGCATATTTGAATGGTTCGAAGGCTCTTGAAGCACCACCTGTTGAATTGATTCAGTTTGTAGATAGCAAAATCCATAAAGAGCAATCAGACTTGTTTACGACATCTATCTCAGAAGTATGCTTTTACACGGATGACATTGATTCTGTCTACAAAACTCTTATCGAAAATCATGTGGAGTGTTTGTCTGAACCGCAGCATTTTGATTTCAGGGCAGATGGATTTGGGGAAAGCAGAGCGTTTTATTTCAGAGACCCGGATGGAATCATTCTTGAGATGATGCAGCCTTTGTAAAAGGACAATAATCAGAATTTGCGAGGAAACTTAGATGGTATTTGAAAAAATTGATAGAAGTAGTTGGAAACGGAATGCGTATTTTGAACATTACTTTACGAATATACCTTGCACATACAGTATGACTGTTAAATTGGATATTACACAAATAAAAAAGAAACGAATGAAATTATACCCTGCGATGCTTTATTATCTTGCAACGATTGTAAACCGTCATTCAGAGTTTAGAACGGCAATTAATCAGGATGGTGAACTGGGAATATATGACGAGATGATACCCAGCTATACCATATTCCATGAGGACACAGAGACATTTTCCAACCTTTGGACACCATACATACCAGATTTTGAAGCATTTTCTATGGCGTATGCGAATGATATGCAACGGTATGGAAGCAATTATGGAATGATAGGAAAACCAGATGTACCCGAAAATGTTTTTAATGTATCGATGATACCATGGTCAACCTTCGATGGCTTTAATCTGAATTTGCAGAAAGGATATGATTATTTGATTCCTATTTTTACGATGGGGAAATATTACAGAGATGATGAAAAAATCATACTTCCTCTCGCCATCCAAGTGCATCATGCAGTGTGTGATGGATTTCATATCTGCCGGTTTGTCAATGAACTGCAAGAATTGATAAATAGTTAACTTCAAGTTTGCAGGGCAGGTGTCTATCATGGAGATGAAGAAGAATGGATGAGAAGAAAGCTTACTGGTTTGAACAGCCATATATGCCGCGGATGAAAAATATTGCAGTGGCTCCTGTTATTCTGGAAGATGGAAGGCTGTCCTTCTGTGTTCCGGGGGATGATGGTCCTCCGTGGTCAGGGGTGTGGAACCTGACGGGAAAGGCTGTTCTGGACGGGGATGATTATTTTGAGTTCCAGTGTGATGATGAAGTGATGCATATGCGGGGCGGAACATATAAGTTTTATGCATTGGATATTGATACATTCCGGCGGGAAACCTGCCGGTGGATATCACATGGGGAAGAAATCGCAGACTGCTGTAAGACAACAGAAGAACTGCATGAGTGGTATTTGAAACACTGGACTTATAACAGATAGGATGATTATATTTACGAAGGCATCGGTCACCTGGTTGGCTGGTGCTTTTTTCGTGGGAAATGGAGGTGGCGGGATGTATCCTGTGTCGGATGCTTTTCTGAGGGCAGTCAGGAGTAATACAAGGAAATATTTCTGGACGGGTACGATCGTTACCAGGGGCGGAATGACGTATGAGTTCGGGGCGAAGGAGATTGTGAAGGGTTCCGGATATATTTCCAGGCAGTGCTGCGGAAGTACGGAGATTGAACTGGGAACGGTGTATGCGGCGGAGATGGGGATCACGCTTCTGAGTGACATTGACAGGTATACGCTGGAGGATGCTCAGGTGACGCTGGTGTTTCATCTGGTGCTGGCGGATGGTTCTGTGGAAGATGTGCCGATGGGAGTTTTTGAGGTCAGTGAGGCGAACCGGCTGGCAAAGTGCTTGGAACTGAAAGCCTATGATTTTATGCTGCGGTTTGATAAGAGTTTCAACGGGTTTGAGACTGTGGGGACTGCTTATGATTTTATTGCTTTGTGCTGTAAGAGATGCAAAGTGGAGTTTGCGAATAAGAGGGCGGAGATTGATGCCATGCCGAATGGCGGGGTGACGCTTTCTGTTTATACTGAAAATGATATTGAAACCTGCCGGGACGTGCTGTTTTATGTGGCACAGGTTCTGGGAGGTTTCTTTATTATCAACAGGGAGGGAAAACTGGAACTGAGAAAGTACGGGAAGAATCCTGTGATGAAGGTGGAGCAGAGACACAGGTTTTCTTCCAGTTTTTCGGATTTTATCACCAGGTACACGGCAGTGAGTTCCACGAATAAGCAGACGCAGATTGCAGAGTATTATGCGCTGGATCCGGATAATGGGCTGACTATGAATCTTGGGGTGAATCCGCTTCTGCAGTTTGGGTTAAAGGAGACCAGGGAGATGCTGTGCAGGAATATCCTGGCAGATCTGTCTGTGATCCGGTATGTGCCGTTTGATTCGGATACCATCGGAAACCCTGCACTGGATCCGGGGGATGTGCTGACATTTGCAGGAGGACAGGCGGATGAGGGACAGATCACCTGTATCACTTCCATCAGACAGAAGATCGGGGGAAAGCAGACCCTGAAATGTGTGGGAAAGAATCCGAGGCTGGCTCAGGCGAAGTCGAGAAATGACAAGAATATTTCGGGGCTGCTGAACAAGATTGAGGATAATGCGAAGACAGGGAAGATAGGGATTCATACGTTTACCAATGCTTCCGCGTATGAGATCGGGCAGACTAAGGTGAAGCTGGTCAGTATCCAGTTTGCTTCTTCTGAGGAAAACCATATGCAGTTTTTTGCACAGGTTGTTGTGGATGTGGCTGCGGATCCGGTGGAGAGATCTGCGGAGGCTGCCGGGACTGTGGTGATTCCGTTTCCGGGCGGAAGCGGCAGAACTGGAAGTGGTACGGGTGGTTCTGATGGAACCGGGGAGACATCGGATGCAGGAAATTCTGAAAATGATGCGGCAGGGAATGAAGTTGGAAATACTTCCGGGAATGAGAATACAGGGAGTACGGATGATACTTCCGGCGGAGCAGATGCAGGATCAGGGGGTGGTTCGGAGGTTTCTGTGGATGTGTGTCTGCCGGTGAAGTGGCAGGAGGACGGACAGGCGTTCTGTCATGTGGCCTTTGAATTTAATAATGAGGAGATTGTGGAGCATTGTCCGGTGGAGACCTGGCATTCCGGGAAACATATTTTGTCACTGTATTATCCCATTGAGAAGATCGTTGCCAATTATACGAATACATTCAATGTGTATCTCTGGATGGAGAATGGCAGTGGGACGGTTGATGTGGGAGACTGCATTGCTTCTGTCAGCGGACAGGCTATGGCTGCAGGGGAAGCCTGGGACGGAAAGCTTGAGGTGGGAGATTATACCACGAGATTTGCCATTGGCGGAGGCCTGAATGTGAATGGATTCCGGGATTCGCTGTCCATGCAGATGAAGGAGACGGTGAACAGAGGCTTTGAGGTGTATTTTGCTGAGAGAACGGGAATCAGCGGTTTCTGCAAGCCAGTAGAAATGGAGGGTGTGTGATGAAGTTAAAAGGTGAAATGGTCATTGAACTGACCGATACGAATACGGGTGCGGTGGAAACCGTGCAGGAGACGAACATGATCACGGAGGCAGTGAATAATATTCTGGGGCTGAATCCCA